CAAGATCTGAAAATGATGATGCCATAATTTAATCCTTAGGGTGTTGGTGAGTTGATTGGGATTCTGACTGTTCCATCTGTATAGTCATCTCTTCGTCTTCTACCTATTTGTTCTCCTCCAAATTTTTGTACCTCTTGTTGATACTTTTGTTCGTATAATTGCAGCATATCAGCTGGACCTTTTAGAAACCCGTAAGCTTCTGCTAGACAACAATATAGCAGACCATTTGGAAAATTCATACTAATATAATTAGTATCATTATTTTCTAATAACGCTGGTGCTGCATTGTAGTGTATTTTGTATGCAAATGTTGCACTCGGTGTTGGTGATACAATAATAGATCCAGAGTTTGATGAACTCTCTCCAGTTGCTCCTGTATCTAACATTGCATAGTATTTTGGTGTGCCAGTAGATGTAGTTGCTGAAATATATTCTTCTAAAAATGTTAAATCTCTTTTTTCTAAATAACTATTAGCACCTGTAAATGTAGATCCAGTTGCAGTATAAACCTGCACTGCTCTAATAAATACAGCCCCTGCTGGTACAGTTACAGTGCCTGTTCCGGATGTAAAATTACCTGTAGATGTTTTTCTGTCAGCATCTATGGGCACATCTCTAAAAATTCTATATTGTGCATTTAAAATAATATTTTCTAATACACTGTCTGATAAAACAGTTGAGTCTACTTCTGTGTAACTTCTTATCTGTGTTTTTAATCCTGATGCACTTAATCCTGCCATTATGCTGATAGACTAACTGGTCCTGCAGACACAGTTGGTCCTCCTCCTTTTTCTGTTACACTTGGAGTTGCTCCTAAACTAAAAGTGTATTTATCTGTTGTTGTAACTGTTATACTAAATCCTGAAGAATTTTCAAATGTAGATGCAGGCACTCCACCAGGACTCCCTCTAACATTTCTAAATCTTACAGTATCACTTGAACTTCTTCCATGATTTACCTCTGTTACAGTAATTGTTTGAGAACTTGCAGTAATAGAAAAAGGGTTGTTTCCTAACATGGCAGCAACTTCATTTTCTGTTCTTGCAGGTCTTGCATTAAATAAACCTTGTGAATCTCCTGATCTAGATCTTAACTCTAATTGTGGGTGTTTTGCTTCAAACTCAGATTTATGAACTAGATGACCATTCCATTCTTTAACCATTTCATTATATGGAAACTCCATTCCTGATCTGTCAGATATTGCTTTTGCGTATTTTCCTCTTGCTTGTGCCATTAAGTTCCCGGATAATAAGTTTTTGGTGTTATAAATGTACTAGAAGAAGATCCATCTTCTTTTAGTGCTCTTGCTAATTCATCTTCGTAATATAGTTTCATAGCTTCTATTCTATCCGGCGCATATTTTTGCGCTAGATAAAAAGCTAAACCTGAAAC